CTTAAAGGCAACGATGCGTACGTTCTTGGGCTCATATACACGTTTCCAGTTGGTAGCGGTAGCAAGTTCGGCGTTCGTTGGGTTACCGTTTGCATTCTGCCAAGCCACACCGCGAGGATGCAAAATGAAGTGGCGGCGATTGATCATGATGTCGTCACCAGCTAGGCTGTCACGATCAAACTCGGTAGGTACCGGAGCGGCACCTTCGCCAAGCCCAAAAGCGCCCTCGCCGAAGATGTAGGTGGTATAGACACCATCTGCGGCAGGCAGACCATCGTCCACAATCACGCGCTTGCCGAGGTAAGTAGGCACCCGAGGATTAGCATCGGATTCCCTGATATACTCGATCAGGTTGTTCTTTGCCAAGAAAGTCTCTGTTGCGCTATGCATCGCAAAAGCAACGAGCCTATCCTTGGCATCGCCAAGCTTCTGGAGAGCATCCAGAGTGGTCGTAGCGTCAATGCCCTTCTTGGTCGCCGCGCTGATGTCATGGAGGTTGGTAGCCATAGTGGCTGCGCCAAAGACACCGCTTAGGGTGCTCAAGAGGACGGCCTGCCACCTGCGGGCCCAGTAGGCAGCGACAAGGTCGCCGATTGCTCTCATGGGATCATCCCCGGAAAGAGCCTTTGCAAGATCGTTTACAGACCAGGCATTACCACGCATGAGCAGGACTGCCTTGTCCTGACCAGCGGTGATCTTGTTGACCTCGAGTGCATTGCTGTCGGACAGGACCTGGTCATCTCCTGTCAAGTCCTCCCAGTAAGGCATATTGATGATAGTGCCGCCAGAGCTTGCAAGTGAGTCAAGCTCGGGAGTGCGTCTTACAATGCCAGACTGCCAGAGCGCCGACAGCTCGGCAGTGCGCTCGATAACGTAGGGGTTAAATACTTCTGGGACAACGATGTCCGCAATCTTGGTTTTAGCCAATTAAATCATCTCCTATCTTTTGCTTGGCCTCATCGGGCCATCTGTCGTAAAGTAGCAGCGAGCTCCGGGTTCTCCCTCAAAAGCCTCGCTTGCTCGGTTAAGTTAAAGTGTTCTTTGCTCCAGGGGTTCTTGACGGTATCGCCAGAACCACTTGTGTCGTGAGGGTCGCGACCCTTCTCCTTGAACCGCTCCTGGACTGCTTTTTCAAGTTGTGCGTTCCAGAGCTTCTTCAAGGTCGAGACCTTCTCCCTGGTCTGTTCTTCGTCCGCACCCACCACGAATTCCTTAAACTCAAGCGGCATCTTAGCCTCGGTGAGAAGATCCACGGCCAAGAGGTTAAGCTCCCTCTCCAAAAGGGCCTGCTCTTTCTCCTGCAGTTCCTTCTGGAGCTTCTCTTGCTCATACTTGGCTTTTTCTTCTTCCGACATCTTCTCTTTGGCCAAGCGCTCTGCTTCAGCTTGCGCCTCTTTGAGCTTCTTGGAGTACTCAGTGCGGACTTTGTCCGTCTCGCTCTGTATGAGCTTTCGGACTTCGTCCATGGTTAGAGGCTTGTCTTGGGCGTCGTTATTGGTGTCCTGCTGCTGGTTATCCCCAGTGTTTTGGTCATCCTGGTTATCCCCCTCAGCAAACAACTGCAAGTTCATGCGATTTAACAGGTCTTTCATTGGTTATCCTCCTTTTAAGTTCAAGCAAAAAAACCCCTCTACTCAAGAGTTGCTTTCTGCTTGCCCTTATGTAGTTTTAATGCAATCTATCGTTCATCCAATCATCAAAACTCATATCGCCCAGCTCGTCATGCGTGGGCTTGTTTATTGCCACCACGTTGTACTGGACAGCGCAGCGACAGTTAATAACGTTCTCCGCCCTAGAAAAGTCGCCGGGAAACATACCCTCATCACCATCGATCACAAAGGGTTCGTCAACCGGGATGGTAACGCCATCCAACATCTCGTGGCTTTCCCTGGTGCGGTCGTCCCGCGAGCTTATCCAGGTCTTAGTCATCTCGAGACCCTGGCTCTCGGCATGTAAGATGCTGTCATACTGCGCAGCGTTGTAAATCCTGGTTGACTCGGTGCGCACGATACGAATGGCCTTGCCCGCATCACCCTCGAGGAGGTTCTTAATGCGCCTGGATATTTGCGGGTAAGTGTCGCCGTTGACAAAACCTCTAGTCAACTCCTCTTTTAAGCTGTAAATTAGGTTCGTCCTGTTCCTTTCAAGGCGTTCATTGAGTGTTAACCCTGTAAACGGATTTTGGATGCTCAATTGTACCGTTTTGGGGTCCACAGCGCTATAACCCAATCTAGCTCTAGTCTCAGTTTCAATTGCCCAGGCTGTGCGGTAATAAGAGGTATTGTAAACCTCCGTCAAGGTCTCCCGCAAAAGCTTACCATCATCGTCATAGAGTTTCATCACCTCCTGGATAATGTCGCGCTCCAGCTTGCTTAACCGGCCATACTTCTGGATTTCAGCGTAATCGAGCTTACCTTCCTGGAAATAACGGTCAAACACATCGGCAAGCTTTGACCTCATTCCCCTCAGCTGCCGAGCGTAGTTCTTCATAATCTCACGCTCAGTCTGTTGTGCCAGCCGATTAATAATCTTCTCGGTGCCTTTAAGTTTCTTGTTCAGGCTCATTGTCCTCATCCTCGTCCAAGAAGGCGTCTAGGTTGACTGCATATGCTTCCTCCGCCTCTTTGCGCATGAGCTCAATCTCATACTCCGGGTCGTCAATGAACGAAAGTAGGCTCAGCCTCGTCTGCTCACTCACGTGGCCACGGAGTAAAGCTGTCGCCTGCGCTTCGGACAGGATATCCAGCGGGAAGTTACGCTTGAACTGGAACCAGATATCGGTGTAATCGATGTTGATACCCTTCTTGGCCCAGGCGCTGGTAATCACCTTAAACATCTGTCTCAAAGACGCTGTCATCTTGCGCTCCGAGATGATGCACTTGGACTCAAGGCCCAGCATCTTGAACTTCAAGGCAACTCCAGAGGCTTGCCCGGCAAAGTTATCATCACTAAAATTAACCGACTTGGCAAAGCGCATGATGTTCTCTTCCAGCCGGTTAAGGTGATTCTCAATGATTGTGTCACTGAGCATCTTTGTTAGGAACTCCGCCTTCTCGTTCCCGTCGTAGTTGGGAATGGAGAACGCACCGGTGCGCCTGGCCCTATCTATGGTTTCCTCGTCAATGTCCACACCATAGAACACCATGTAAGCCAAGCGGAACTGCTCGATTTCAGAGTTCACATCAGACAGGGTGCGGTCATAGCCATCAATAAGGCTAAGCACCTTTTCTGCGTCTCCAAGCCTTTCTTCGTTGTTCGGGAACTCGATAACCGGCACGTAATCGAACATGTGCTCTTTAGGTTCTTCCGTGTCATCGGGCACGTACTCATCACCATGCAGGACATAAAAATAGACCATCTTGTCGTCATACCATTCAACTCGGGTGGTCTGTTCGCCGTTTATGGTAATTGGGTAGTAACGCAGCGCATACTGGACCTCACCGGTGGAACGATCACCAACAAAGATAACCTCCCAGGGCGGGATATTACAGATACGCTCCATGCCTTCGCTGTCGATATAGCAGAGCCGGGCAGCAGTCCCACAAATAGCTGCCATCTTGGCTGTTTCGGCATCCAAATCCTCGATGTTATTGGTGATCGTGAAGCGATCCAGAACAGTTTTGTGCGCCTGGAAATCGGCTTCGTTGAGCTCGCCATCTTCGCTGGAATAACTCACCTTATCGAGGTTATACGCAATCGGTTCCCCAGCAAAGTAACCGACTTTGGTGTCGACAATGTCCGAAAAAAAGTCGTTATTCAGTTTGTTGTTAATCTTGTTCGGGTCCTCAAAGCTCCGCTGAAAGATAGGCACCCCATCATAATCAGCCCGGTAGCGCTTGTACAGAGCCTTCATCTTGGCCGCCCTAGGGGCGTGGTCTGCGATAAGGTCCTTTATGATTTGACTCGTAACCTGCCCGTTGGTACTGGTTAAGTATATGAGTGCCTGCTGTACTGCGTTCAACGTCTCACCCCCTAATACAAACTCCGCGCCGCCTTGGCCTTACGAGGCCCTTGCATATCCTCACTCAGCGCATAACGGCAGGCATCTATCGAATGGTTATCCTTGTCCGGAAACCGGCTCTTGATATTGCCCTGCGCATCCCGCTCCAAGGAGTAGTTTATGAACTCCCTGGCCGCCAACGGGCACCTGGATGGATCTATCACAATCTGCTCCAAGTCCTGTAGGAACTTGATACCGAATTCAATGCTTCCGGGCCCCTTCTTGGCTCCTTTGATCCGCATGCCGTAGTCAGTCCTAAGCTCATCAATGCTCTTCGGTTCTGCACTGTCGGCAATGGTCATAACATCGTTGAAAGCCCGGGCCCGTTGAGCGAATTCGCGGTTAAACAGGTTCAGGCCGCTAATCTCATGAAACAAGTAAATCCGCCTGCGGGTCTTATCATAGTGCAGCCGGATGAAGCAAAGCGGGTCTGCCGCATAGCCGAAGTCAAGCCCTTGGCGAATGTTATCAAACGATTGGATGAGGCTGTCCGGTATGGTCTGCAGCACTACGTTTGTAAAGACCTCCAAACCAGTACCTACTTCCTCACCCAGATACTCATGCCGGTATGCAGTTTCGTTTGTCTTTTTTAGGTGCTCTGCATCGGCCAGGAACCTTTCGCCTAGCCACTCACGAGGCACATCTAGGTAGGTTGAATGATGCACCCTCCGCCCAGGCTTTGGTATCTTTGCCTCCTGGTTCACCCAGCTGCGTCCGCTCTTTGGTGGATTGTATGAAAAAAAGACAATCCGTTTTTTATTCTCTCCCCGGAAGAGTGATTGCAAGATGTTGCGGATTTCCTCCATGCCGGAGAACTGATCCAACTCTTCAAACCAGGCATATTTGATATAACCGCGCCCCAAATTGATTGACTTCAACTTCTTTGGATTGTCTGCTGCCCTGAACACAATTCGCTGGCCAGTCGGCATGTAAATTATCTGCATAGGGCTTACTTGAAACTTAAAAAGATGGGCAATGCCCATCTTTGCAGCAGACCACTCGAATTGGCCAAACACAGTGTCCCGAAGTTCGTTTTGATACCGGCGGAATATCACTGCATTCGCTTCCGGGTCTTTGATTATCCCAATTAGCATCTCAATACTAATGAAAGTTGACTTTGTGCTTCCACGGCCGCCTTTCAACCAGTATTCGTCATATAGCTCCGCTTTGAGCTCCCTATGCACCTCATAAAAACTTGGCGCAATAAGCTCTGACAGCCTAATCTTCGTCATCTATATCATCTACTATCTTGACGGCCATCTCGGCGTTGATATTCATGTTTTCATTAAGCAGGCCGTAGCGTTTGGCCAACAATTCTGCGGCTTTATTCCGGTCCCTAACTGTTGGCGGCCCTTCTCTTTCTTCTACAAAAGAGCCATCTTTATCGTAAACAGCAATATATCTCGTTTCAGTCATTTCCCCACGCATCACGGAAGTCAGATATTGTAAAACCTCTGTTGCATCGGCAATGCGCTCATCTTCAAGTTCTTTTAATCGCTGCTCAATATATAATTTTATGTTAGGTTTTGTTAAGTTTTCGGCTCCTATAAATCTTGCCGTTCTTTGGCTGTATCCAGCTTTAATAGCTGCTTCTGTAGCATTACCAGTTTCAATATAGTAATCAGCAAATCTTTTTTGCTTTTCGGTTAACCTCACATCACCTCACCATCCTTAAAACATGAAAAAAGAACCCGATGGCCCTCTGTGTTTAATAATATTCACACACCAGGCCCCGCCCCTGCCTTTCGGTGCGTACACCCTCCGGCATGTGCCGGCAACCAAAATATCAAGCGAACTTCAACCTTTGTTGCACGGTGTGGTTGGCAGCTCGTCTCCTTGCTTGGCAAATAGCCCCTCTATGTTACTAACCCACTGCTCATCATAAATGGGTATCCCATGCGCAGCGGCCACTTCCACCTCACAGCGTGCGCCTGCGGAATTCTCCCATCCGTCTACAAGCACCACCAGATCGCAGCGCTTTAGGATCTCAATGTCACCTTCCAGCCATACTGAGTCCGGGCAAGCGCCGTCAAAGAAAGCTGTGTTGCTGTGCGGGCAAATAGCCGCATATCCCAGCTTCCACAGCCTCAGCGCTACATCTCGCGATTTCTGTATGTTCTGGGCCACGCCATTGATGGTGTCAGCCCGATACGGCCCAACCACATACGCAACCTTCAAGGCATATCTCCCCTCAGTAGTCATTCTCCACAGCCACCTCGTATCACTCAGCACGTCCCTTTGCCTCCAGGAGGATTCAGTCCGACCAACTGCCACAACTCCTCTTCGCTCAGCCCGGCCAGACGTCCAGTCACGTCCAGAGTGCCTGAAATATGCGTATCCACGACGTCGCGCCAACCTGCGACGTTTCTGACTGAAAAACCCCTCTCCTCTCCCCTCCCTCACACTCCCTCCTCTCTCCTCACCAGTGCGCACAGTACCTTCACCTGGAAGAATATTCAGAGAAGTGAGGAAAGAAAGAGAAAAGACACCCACCCCCCTATATCCCCCCCTCCCTAGAAAAGAGAAAGAAAGCTAGCTGCGGAAATAAAAAGTCCCGAGCTTTTCAGCCGGGACTCAGAAGGAGGAGAGTTCGGGATACATCTTCCCACTGTCCTCATTATACCACGCTCCTGTCAAACTCGTGCCGAAAAAATGCCGATATTTTGCCGACCAACTGCCGATCAAGTGCCGACCCAATGCCGATTCTTTGACAAAATCACTCACACAAGCACGAAAAAGTGCGAAAAAGTGAGAAACAGCAAGAGATAGTGATATCATACCATTACATTGGACTAGTTCACCCATAAAGCCCGAAAACGTGTCTATATCCATGTTGCTATCACACTATCACGGTGGTATGATAGAGACGAAAAGAAAACCGAGGAGGTAAACTGAATGAAAAAGATAATACCGAGTGAAAAGGGTACAGTTACCATTAGAGACAACAGCGCAAATGACGCGGTACAAGTCTATTACTTTTATTATGCAGAGTGACAGGGCCTGGTGCCCTGGTAATGCACAAGCCCGGTCACAAGTCCGGGCCGGAAAGGAGAGGAAAAACATGAAACCCTATGAGGGGTACACAATCGAAACAGGTTTTCTGGTGGGTAATCTATTTGAAGATTTTGGCGACGACTTTGGCGGCGACATTGGTACATACGACGTAAGCGCCAGCGTCAAGTGCTACGCGAAGATGTGCCAAGAGGCACTTGAGAAGGAGTTTCCGGGTGCAGAGGTGACAATCAGGTTTGAATACGCCATGGGAACAACACCAATTCCGCTACAAACCAGAGTTGCCGACCCAAACGGCTTCTGGAGACAGAACGTAGCAGCCTCGGTTGCGCGGATCTGTGAACGAATATGGGAATCGTGGGACTGGGTTGTATATGAAGAGGAGGCCTAGCGCCTCCGCCATCCCCGCTGAATGACCGGCCGCCGGGGAGCCTATCCCGGCAGAATAAAACAAAGGAGGAGAAATAAATGTATGGTATAGTTGTGGATCATTTTGAAATCACACCCTCCGCTCTGTTGTTCATGGCCAGAAATGGCCATCTCAAAGACGGAGTGTGGTACTGGGAGGGACTTCAAGACCCCTTCACTGCAGCATTCCACCTTCTCGATGAGGAGGGAGAAGATGAGATACTAAGGTGGGATGCCGCACGAAGCGGATTTTATGACACTCCTTCGTATTGCGCAGAGAAGTGTTATATCACCTGCATGGGAGAAACTCTATATATTGTCGACCCCGATGCGCCTAGTATCGGAGGAGAAAATCTTACACCGATTACAAGGAGGAAGGAGGAAGAATGAAGCTAACCAAGACACGCAAACCCGTGAACTATGTCGCAAGCACAATCTACGTCACGCCTGCGCAGCACGACTACCTGCGAAGGCGAGCATACGAGGAAAAACGCACCGCCGCGGGGATCATCCGCGAGCTGATAGCGAGAGAAATGAAGAAGGAAGGCCAATGAACACGCTCGAAGCCCGACCTAGCAATAGCGTCGGGCTTCTTCTTTCTCGCCTACATCAACCCTATTCTGACCGTTCAAAACCATCTCGTATTTTCTCCATCAGCGCCAGGTAATCTCGGTTTTCCTCCCTCACCATACGGTAATACCTCTTTCGACTTCTCGGTTTGAAATACTCACAATCATCAGCCTTTGTGGACCCCCAACAAAACCACCTATAATGTCCCTCGCGTTTGCGCCGACAAATTCCGTAATCATCACGTTCGAGACCAGGGAACCACTCGCATTGCCAACACCACTTCACCTACATCAACCCCATTCTGACCGCCACGGCCGTGATAATCGCCTGCCTCCGCGCCCTCAGCGTGTCGCGGCAGCAGTGTAGCTCCCGAGCGATGATGTGCTCAGGCAGCCGCTCATTCTCCGGCGCGAAATACCTGAGCTCGACATAGCGC